GTTACCAAAGGAGAGCGTAAAGTTAAATACGAAGAAGACAGTTCTACTTCATCTAACGAAAAAGTCCCTTTTTAATTAATTGAGGGGCGCTTGCCGCCCCTTTTATTTTAGAAATTATTATGGATAAAGTAGAAAAGTTTAAATCGATATTTAACGGATTGGATCGCGCTTATGGTCAGTACAAAAGTGAAGGACCAAAAGCTAATGGTAAAATTGGTGGTAAAGCTTTTATCCTTAAAGAACCTGTCACGGATAAATTATGGACAGATCATCTAGGCGGAAAAGATCCTAGTCTTGGCATTATTCCTATACGCGATGATTCAACATGTTCATGGGGATGCATTGATGTTGATACATATCCATTAGACTATAAAAAAATCATTGCTCATATACGAGAATTAAAATTACCTTTAGTGATGTGCCGTTCCAAAAGCGGTGGCGCACATATATTTATTTTTTTAAAAGAACCAGTGCAAGCAAGTCTTGTGCGTGATAAATTAACAGAATGGTCAGCGGAGATAGGATATGCAAATTGTGAAATTTTTCCAAAACAAGTTGAAATTAAAGCGGATAGGGGAGACACTGGTAACTTTCTTAATCTACCTTACCATAGTGATAATAATACTAATCGGTACGCTTTCAATGATGATGGGAGCGGCGCTTCATTGGATGAGTTCTTTTCTTTATACGACACTTACGCGGTGGATCAAGAAACTTTTCTCTCCACTAAAGTCAAAAGAAAAAAAGAAGTAAAAGAACTGGAAGACGGACCACCATGCCTTGCCACATTAATGTCGCAAGGAATTCCCGAAGGTGGACGAGACAATACCTTATACCAGTATGCTGTATACGCTAAAAAGAAATGGCCTAACGAGTGGCAGGCGAAGGTGGACGAATTCAATCATAAGTATATGGAAAAGCCACTAGGCTCGGCACAAGTTCAAAAAACAGTTACTCAACACGAAAGAAAAGATTACCAGTATAAATGCAAAGACCAGCCCATGTGTGCTGTATGCTCTCCAATTATATGTCAATCTCGACAGTATGGCATTGGAGATTCTTTTGAGCATAACTTTTCTGATTTAACGAAAATACAAAGTGATCAATCGGTATGGTTTTTAAATATTGATGGGCAAAGAATTGTTTTAGACACAGAGGAATTATTTGATCAAAATAAATTTAGAAAAGCATGTATGGATAAAATAAATATTGTTCCCAATCCGATGCGTCCTAATGCATGGACAACACGGTTGCAACAATTGCTAAGAGATATTGAAGTAATAGAAGCGCCAAAAGAAATTAGAAAAGAAGGGAGATTTAAATCTTTACTGGAACAATTTCTTGATGACCAAGGAGCCGCGGAACATATCGATGAAATCAACATGGGCAAGGCATGGTTTGACGAGGGCAAAGCTTATTTTAAAACAGATGCTATTCAAACATTTCTAGAGAAAAAAAGATTCAAGGATTTTACCTCAACGCAAATACATGCAAGCATTCGTCAAATGGGCGGAGGACATGCACGTAAAAAAGTACAGGGTACCGCAACATTCATGTGGTATATTCCGTACACACGAAAAGAAGAAAAATCTTTCGTAGTGCCAAACCTAGAAGAAAAGACGGAGTTTTAATGCAACTTGAATTATTTTCAAAAAAGGAAGGTAATCTATTTAAAGACATAGAAAAAATAGATGTAGCTGAAATTTTGGAGTTAGATGGAAATAAAAGATTTCCTCTCTTAGAAAAGAACCATTTTACTTTATATAAAACTGGTTGCAAGGACTTCATTTTAAAAAAAATGGGAAACATTTTTCCTGGACTTTATAATGAACATACAGGCCGTTTTATTAAACCAAAATTAAGAGGTGGTGGAAGTGAATACAGAGTATGGTTAATGAGACAGAGAATTAACAAAAAAGAAAAATATAAAACTTATGATATAGAATGTCATAGACTAATCGCTCTCGCTTTTATTGTGAATCCGGATCCTAAAAATAAAACTGTGGTGAATCATAAAGATCATAATAAAGGAAATTACTTCCTAAAAAACTTGGAATGGGCGTCAAGACGAGAAAACAGTTTGAATAAAAATATTGATAAGGGAATTATGAAAAGAAGAGAACAAGTATTAATAGAAAAATACAATGCGTAATATTATATTCGGACCTCCTGGCACCGGCAAGACAACGCATCTATTGCGCATTGTTGAAAAAGAATTAAAAAATAAAGTATCTCCCAATCGTATCGGATATTTTGCTTTTACAACAAAAGCATCCGAAGAAGCGCTCAAACGAGCCGCAGACGATTTCAATTATGATGCAAAAGACTTTACTTATTTTAGAACACTGCATAGCTTTGCCTATAAAGAATTATACCTCAAGGAAGAAGACGTGATGAACGATGACGACTATGCCTTTCTTTCCAACAAGCTACAAATAAAGTTAAGCAATCCCAATAAAAAAATTAAAGCATATGGTGCCGGTTTGCCAGACGATGTTTTCACGCGCATTATTGATCTCGCAAAAATTAATGGTATTACAGCACGCTCACAATTTGATCATCCCGACACAGGGCACTTGCCGGGCGGATGGTTGAAGTTGGATTACATTGAACGCGCCATGCAAGAGTATAAGTTTGGCGGTAAGCATCCAAGGCGTAAATATGACTACACCGACATGCTGATAGAATTTAATAAAAAGAATATTGATGATCTACCACAATTTGATGTGGTCATTATTGACGAGGCACAGGACTTGAGTTGGTTGCAGTGGCAAATGGTTAAGCGTATTGCAGAGAAAACAAAGCGTCTTTATATCGCTGGTGATGATGATCAAGCTATTTTTAAGTGGGCGGGAGCACGACCAGAATTTTTAATCAACATGAAGGGAACAAGAAAAATTCTCAGTGAATCTTACCGACTTCCTTTTTTAATTCACAAGAAAGCGAACAATCTAATACGACGTGTTAAGACTCGCGTTGATAAGGAATGGTCAGCCAGAGACGCGCAAGGAGAAATTAATTATTATCCAAGCGAACAGTTGAATAAATTGATGCAAGGAGAGTGGCTGATTCTAGCACGCAATAAATATAATCTTGATTTATTGGAAGAAGGACTAAAACTGGAAGGATACTATTATCAGCGCAATGGCTCCACATCCGTGGACGCCAAATCTATTCGCGCCATTAGAGCATGGGAGAAAATTAGAAAAGGCGGTGAGCTCGCCTTAAAGGAAGTAAAAGATTTTTATTACTATCTCATGGTGGATAAGTCTGTGAATCGCGGGCATAAGACCATGCAGAAGGCCGATAGAGAAAAACTCTATAACTACGAAACACTGACCAAGGAACACGGATTAAATGTCAGCAATAATTTTCCGTGGTTTGAAGCATTCGACAGTATGCCACGATTTAAATCCACTTACATTCGAGCAGTGCTTCGTCGCGGTCAGAAAATTACGCATGATCCACGGATCAAATTGTCAACGATTCACGGAGCCAAAGGTGGCGAGGCGGATAATGTTATGTTACTAACAGACTTGTCCAAGAAAACGGATGAAGCGTATTGGTTAAATAAGGATGAAGAACGAAGAGTATTTTATGTTGGTATGACACGAGCAAAACAAAGTTTAAATGTCATTCGATCAAAATCGAATAGAGAATTTACAGAGGTTTTTTAATGAACAAACTGGTGCGAATAATATTAACCGAGGAAGAAAAAGCATTATTAAAAAAACTTAAAGATTCCATCACTCCCGAAATCAAAAAGGAATGGGAAGAAAACGAAATGCGGTTGCATGTTGAAAATGGTTATGCACCACATCCCGAAGCTAGAGGATATACAGATAAAAAATGAACAGTAAAGATCTATTAAACGAAACAATCAAGGTTATAACTGGACCAAGGGCAAAAGATTATGGTGACAAATATGATAATCATGTTAACATATCAGAGTTATGGAGTAGTTATCTTGATCATAAGATTTCACCCCATGATGTGGCAATATGCATGGCCCTCGTTAAAATAGCAAGGTTAAAAAACAGGAGGACAAAAGATTGCTATATCGATATCGCGGGCTATGCGGCCATCGCGGCAGAGATTGAAGGTAAGAAATCAAAAAAAGATGATAGCTTTCTGACAGAAGGAGAAA